TTTTGTCTGCCATCGTGTAATCGATGCCAAAACTCTTAAGCGCAGCTTGTAGTGTCGTGTGAGTGAACCAAGGTGTTCTTTTACTCACTCCCATGAGGTTGTCATCACCATAAGTACCCAATGCGATGTTCTTCTTGAATGAACGAACTTCTCTAGCAGGGTTCAACAGGTGGTAACACATCCGCACATAAAGTGCATTCACAATGCCATTAACAATGACAGTGAGTGGATGTCCAGAAGGGTTAGTACCAAAGAATTCAACCAGATCACCGTTGAAATCAACAAATGAAAAAGCCGTATCCTCAGCAATGCCTTGCACACACATCAGGTCTTCCAAAGTGAAGCCCGCTGTTTTGCAAATGTTCCTAAGCACATCGAATGCTGCCAACACCAAAGTAGGCGGCATCTGTTTGTCGAAGAAACGATAGTCACCGCCAATGATCTGATCTTCACCATGTTGGGTAACATATTGGTAGAATTCCTCCCACTGACTAGACATAGCATTCATGCCTGGCATTCCTTCCCACACGTAGCGATTGCGTTGCAAAACACGCGTAACCGACAAAAGGTACTTGCGATTTATGATGCTCCAAGCAAATGGTGCACCAGTAAAAACACGAGTCTTACCAATTTTAGCCTTCGCGTGCGGTACAGCCTCATCCTTCAAATGTCCATTAAAAATGGGTGAAGCTCGTTGCCCAGTGGTATACAAGCGATGGATCTCCTCCACGGTTTCCATGATGATAGGATCGGGATGTACCCATTCACTACCAACTGGTCCAACACATGGGGTGAGGAAATTCTTCTTTCCCTTCTTAAAGGGAAACCCAGCACTGGTATTGCGGTTCATCTTATCAACAAACTGCACTCCAGCAGCACCATTAATGGCAGTCATATCATCATACACCATAATCTCAGCTAGATCTTCCTCACTCAATCCAGACAGGATATCCTTGGTGTACTCGGCAACACAATCAGCAAGAACGTCCGTGTTGATGTCCATGACGGGTTTAACCATCTCCACGGCAGCAATTCGCCAGGGAACGTACCCACTCATCTGAGGACGAGTTGTCTTAACGGGAACATCACACTGAGCCTGCACAATCTCACTAATAAAAGTGGGTTGCACATGCGACTTTGGTGCTTGCTTGAAACCAGAAAACGACCCATACACACGTGCCGTACCATCTTCGATATATCTCATTACAGACTTGTGATGCAAGTCCATAAGAGGCGTTTCAAAGCCTGGCACATCAAGACGTGGTGGCGTAGGTTCCATATGAGGCTCAACAAAGTGCCCCATTCCCATTTGCACAATATCTTGTGTGAGTGGAATACTAAAAACCTCATTAGCACCTCCCATCACATGGATTCCCAAAATGATTGGGCCAAGTGGAGTCTGAGCAAGCATAACTGAACCACAATCGCCATTGGTCGTTGGTACACGCGTAAACGCGTGCCAGCTATCATCAGGCAATTCAAAGCCAGGCTGTTGTGGTGTTGGTCTACTCTTAATGCAGTCCAACTGTCTGTTGTTCATACTTCCATCTTCCATGCGCGTAACGTATGTCCCGGAGTAAACACCTTTAATTGGGTGCTTGGGAAACAAAGTCTCCAAACTCTTAACTGGGGGCAGGTTACGCACTCGAAAGAATGCAATGTCACTGGAAGGAACACGATAAATATCGCTTTGGTGCATGGTCAACACAATGTTACCATTAACACCTTCACAGCGATAATCGCGAACCATCTCGAGCTTAAAGCTCTCGACTTCAGGCAACCCATGGCTATTAGTCACATAAATGTGCCCCTTAACGCCAAATGCCTTAACAGGACGGGTCACTGGAGCACCATGACTATTGGTGAAATGCGAACGCAATGCGACACAATTCTTTCCCACTACACTCGCCACCTGTGTGAATTCCATATTGTTCCAAGAAACAGAATGGGAGGACACATCAAATGTGGATAAGCTAAAATCGTCTTTAAACCAGACGTTCTGCTTCTCATTTTCCCTAGGTGTAGGTGGTGTACCAGTGGTGGCAGCAGTTGTACCCTGCGTTTCAAATGTCGGTCTCGTGATGAAATCGTACATCTTTTTCGCAGTGTAAACACTGGCCAATGTGGTAGCTATAGCCAAGAGGAGACGTGGAGCGCCTATCTTATGCTGTACACGTTCACCCAACCATCGCATTTGACTACGACATGCGTTCAACGCAACTTGGTCAGGAATGAAAGAACGCATCAAAGCATCCTGTGCCATGTCCAAACGAAACACATGGCACAACAGGCCGCTCACAGCATGATAGCTCAAGATCTTTGAAATGATCGCCACAATGGCAAATCTAATCAAATCAAGAACATAACTCAAACGTGAGGGCGCAACAGGTCCTTCATAATCGGACGCTTGGATCGAAACATCAGTTGTAGCATCACACTCACACAACAAAGTGTTCATGTAACAATGCTTACAAATAACAATGTTCTTCATTCCAGCATCACAATCATCAACCTTCTGTTGGACCAACGAATGCTCAACAGCAACACGCGAGAACCAGCTCAAAAACTTGTTCACATCATCGAAAATGTGGATTGTCTCCAACACTCCCTGCTGACGTTCACGTTCAGTTCCAGCTGGCACAACTCGCTTGATCTCAAAAGTCCAATAATCCGGCCATTGGCCATCCACTATTTGGACAGCTGCAGAATCGAGCATACACGCATCCTTGGTGTACTCTGGTTTGGGCTTCACATCAATTACGAAGGGCAATCGTCGCTGCACTGCTAACGGTGTTTGAAAGTAGTGGTACGCATTTAGCGTTTCGCAGTTAGTTGTTGCAATAACAAACTCTGCACGCATAGGTGTACGGCCCTTATCTTCCAGGCTAGCCTGATCCGGTACAAACGGTACATTGTTGACCACTTGGAGCATTTCCATAATGGTCGGATCACCGTTGGCAGCTTTCGACGGATGCATAAATGCAATATCGTCAAGCTGCACACACCACTGAGAAGAATTAAATCCATCCCAGAAATTGGCGTTCGCATTGCGAGTGAATTTAAACTCACTCCCAAGCGGTAGATCAAAGGTCTTACCGTACTGGTAGAACAACATCTTTGTCAGAGTTGATTTACCAACACTAGAACCTCCATATAGGAGCACCGAAAACGGTGATTTACGTTCTTGTTGAGCAGCACGCTTGGTAGTCTCTTCGGAAAGTAACATACACAAATCGTGCACAAGTCCAGTGATCATGCGTGTCTCTTGTTTACCCACGCGAACAGCGTGCTTTTTGATGGCCTCACCTTTCTCAATAAGGTCTCGAAGATCCGCAAGAATCTCGAAACGCTCATGAGGGTTCGTACCACTCTGCAACACACGAAATCTGGTCTTCATCTCAATAACTTGATCAAACCATTTTTCGTATGTCGACCCCGAATGGTAAATGGGGTCCATGGATCCAGTCTTAAGGCACTGGTAACCTCGCTCGCAGACGAACAACAATGTGTCCATCATACAATGCACAAAATCGGGTCCAGCATGGAACTTACGCTTGATAGCTTCAGCTTCCAGTTTGCTGTACCTGAACAGATCGAAGTTAACTCCAATCTTGTCGAACAATGACATGCTCAACGCGTACATCGCGAACTTGTACACCTTCTTAAAAATAGGTGCGTTCTTGACCTCCTCATACTTGCCTAAAAAATTACGGCAGGTGGAAAAGGTGTCTTCGACTGAT